ATGTATAAGTTTGTTTTAGAACACGAGGCGTTAGAGCTGTTCGATAAACGACTGAACCAGACACACGTAAAGCAGTTTCTGGAAGAGAATCCTGACCTACTACCTAAAGGTCTTAATGTAAATTCAGAATACGTAATATCAGTAAGGAAGAAATAATGGAAAAGAAATATGTATCAATCGAGGGGGTTGCCAAGTACTTCAGTATTTCAATATCAACCGCCCGATCTTGGATTCGTAAGGGAGAGATCCCTGCCAGTACTTATATAAAGGTAGGTAGCACATACCGCTTTAACCTAGACGCATTAGACGCGGCTTTGACTGGCACCCCAGAAGATGTAATGGCAGTAGATGATAGTGCTTTGGGTTGGTCATCTGATCCATCGGATGATGTGTAATGAGACGCCGAATCGCCCTACGTGGTGGAGAGATAAGAACCATCGACGGTGACGTAGCATCACAGGCTAAGGACTCAATAGATGTAGTTATTGTAAATGCCGCGCCTGTAGCTAGGTATTATTACTCGGAGTCATTCGATCCCAATGTAGCAAAGGCTCCAATCTGTTGGTCAGGAGATACACAGCGTCCTTCACCGGACATACCTGATGATCAGAAGCAATCCTCCAGATGTATGGACTGCCCTCAGAATGTTAGAGGTTCAGGTTCGTTTGGTGGTAGAGCGTGTAGGTTCTCACAGAGACTTGCTGTGACACTTACAGAAGACCCAAGTGTAGTTTATAGACTACAAATACCCGCTACTTCGATATACGGTAGAGGGAGTAATGGCAACATGCCACTGCAAGAGTACGTGAAGTTTCTATCCGCACGTGGCTCGAACACTACAGGCATTGTTACCAGAGTATATCTTGATGAAGAAAGTGCAGTACCTAAACTCTTTTTCAAACCCATCCGTTCATTGAACGAGGAAGAGTTGGACGTAGCAGATCAGATGATCTCACACTCCGACACAGTTGCGGCTATACAGACAGACGAGTATACCGTAGCTCAAGTAACTTCCCCTTTTGATGAAGTAGATGGATTTGAATTTGACGCAAATTAAATTATAGGAAAATTGATATGACACATTTAGTAAGCAACGTAGAAATCCTTTACCCACGTGTAAACCAGTGCTACCGATTCGATAACGCTGAGAACAAGAGCGTTCCATGTGATGCGTTTGAAGATGGCGCGAAGTATGAGACACAGTTCCGTATGGATAAAGACCAAGCCAAGGCACTGTACAAAGCTATGGCTACTGCGTACGCAGAACGTAAAGAGAAGACGTGGCCTGAGAAGTTAGAGATGCCATTCAAGAAAGATGATGATGGTAAGTACGTAGGTAAAGCTGTACTTAAAGGTGCGTATGGTAAAGATGCTACCGCCAAACCTAAGCAGTACGATGCCAAGAGCAAAGAACTTCCTGAGGACTTTAAGCTCACCACTGGTAGTGTTGGTAACATCGCAGTTGTGTTTGTACCTTACAACATGCGTGACAATGGTGTATCACTACGCCTTAAAGCAGTACAGGTTATCAAGTACCAAGAGCCACAATCTGCGGCTTCACCGTTCGATGTTGTTGACGGCTTTGAATTAGAGGTTGACGAAAACCCATTTGAAGTGCAAACTCCCAAAGCTGCTCCACAAGAAGCAGTAAGTGATGACATCTTTGAGGACGAACCAAAGAAAGTCTCTGAGCCTAAGAAGGTAGTAAAGAAATCGGCTCCCGCACCAAAAGATGATGCTGACCTTGCATCAATCGTCGATGAATGGGACGACTAAGTTAGTCTCTTAGTAAACTAATCCCACAGCTAGGATATATTCTGAAAAGGGCACTTCGGTGCCCCTGCTGTGGCGACTCTCGGAATTAGGTAAAGGTTATGAATGTAGAAGTATTTCTTAGAAAGACGTTGGGGAACGAAGGAAATTACTGCTTATTCGCAAGTCGCACTACAGATAGCCGCCGGATACAGAAGTTCTATGATTCTATAGGGCATCTAGCTGACGCGGCGCGTAAGTATGACAAAGATGGTTTCGATTCTTATTTTGCATTAAGTACATTTAAAGAATCAAACTCGCGGAAAGTAGATAATGTGAAACACCTGAAGTCGTTCTTCCTCGATTTAGATTGTGGTGAAGGGAAAGAATACCCAGACCAAGCAGAGGCACTCGACGCACTAAACAATTTTTGTGTAGCTCAGAAGCTACCAAGACCCATGCTAGTCAACTCAGGCCGAGGCGTACACGCTTATTGGTTCCTGACTGACGAAGTAACTCTAGACGAATGGTTGCCGGTAGCAGAGCGCCTCAAGAAGCAGTGTGTTGTACACGGGCTACTTGCAGACCCCTCGGTTACAGCAGATGCGGCACGGGTACTACGTGTACCTAAAACGCGTAACCATAAGACGAACCCACCCTGCCCTGTAGATTACTTTGCGGCTAGTACTCCTGACCCCATAGACTTCGATAAGTTCTCTGAGTTAGTTGGTGGCCCTGTGATACTCGCACCAACACGTGCTAGTGGCGGAGCTAACGCAGTGATGCAGACCCTTATGGGTAACACCGAATCCTCCTTTAAAGACATCATAGTTAAGACTATGGAAGGTAGAGGGTGTGAGCAGTTAAAGACTATATGGAAAGACCAAGAGAACTGTAGCGAACCTATGTGGCGTGCAGGGTTATCCATAGCCAAGTTCTGTTCGGATTCAGAATCAGCGGCACGTAACATATCCAAGAATCACGAAGGGTATAACCCAGAAGACACTGCGGCTAAGATGGATGGTATTAAAGGGCCATACCTATGTACGTCTTTTGATGAGTTCAACCCTGATGTATGTGGCGACTGCCCAAACTGGGGGAAAGTTAAATCCCCTATCACACTAGGTAACAAAGTACTCCGCGCCGCGCCATCGGATAACGTGGTAGAAGCTCCGGCTCTACACTTACCTAACAGCCCAACCAGTACGTACACCATACCTGAATACCCTAAGCCATACTTCCGAGGACAGAACGGTGGTGTGTATATACGCAGTCGTAATGAAGATGGGGATATGGACGAGACCCCTATATACCACAACGACTTGTACGTAGTGAAACGTATCCTAGATGAGGAGATAGGAGAGGCTGTGGTAATGCGTTTACACCTCCCTCGTGATGGTGTACGTGAGTTCACTGTACCCCTAACCTCAGTTACATCTCGTGAAGAGTTCCGTAAGCAGATGGCAATGCAAGGTGTAGCTGTAACTAAGATGGATGACCTTATGAATTACACTACCACATGGGTTAATGAGCTACAGGCTAACAGTACAGCCGATGCCGCCCGTAGACAGTTTGGTTGGACAGACGATAACTACGATGCGTTTGTACTAGGCAACCAAGAACTGACCGCAACAGAGACTAAGTTCAACCCTCCCTCTACGACCACTGTCGGACTGATGCACCTGTTCGAGCCAAAGGGGACGTTAGATGAGTGGAAGAGCATGGCTAACTTCTATAACAAAGATGGCTTTGAGATGCACCAGTACATAGTAGGTACAGCGTTTGGGTCTCCTCTCATGGAGTTCTCCCCCATCGCTTGTGCAGGGTTCCACATCCACAGTAAGGACTCTGGTGTGGGTAAGACTACAGCTATGTTCGTGGGGGCATCAGTATGGGCAGAGCCAGAAGGTATGGTGCTGTCAGAGAATGACTCACAAGCGTCACGTATGAACCGTGGCGAGGTGTACCATAACCTACCTCTATACCTCGATGAGATGACCAATGCTAAGGGGGAAGACCTGTCTAACCTCATCTACCAAATCTCTAGTGGTAAGCAACGTAATCGTATGTCGGGAGGCAGTAACGCAGAGCGCGCACGTGGTAAGCCATGGAGTCTACTGGCGGTTAGTACAGGCAACACTAGTATCATTGAGCGGGTAAGTATGGTAAAGAACATGCCGAAAGCGGAAGCCCAACGCATGATGGAGACTAAAGCGGTCAAGCTGTTTACTGATTCTGACTCTAAGGCACTGACGGACGAGCACGCGAAGAGAGCTACCACAGTGTACGGACATGCCGGCCCTATATACATACGTTACATAATGAGGAACGTTGATCAGGTTAAGGCGCTACTAGCTAACGTACAGCAACGTATTGACACTGCCGCAGGGCTAACCGCAGAGAACCGATTCTGGTCAGCAGGGGCGGCGGCTACAGTTACTGGAGTTATTATAGCTAACAAGTTAGGACTGATTGATTACGATACCAAAAAACTGATGGCCTATGTTGTCAGACTACTTAAAGAAAATAAGAATGGAGTTAATGATATGAATAGTTCTGTAACAGATACACTTAATGATTACATCCACGAGAACTGGGGTAGCATACTCAAGATCAAAAGCACCGATGACCTACGTAAGCAAAACGACAACGGACTAGACAGCTTAGTTATACCTGAGCTAGACCCTAAGATTCGTTTGGTGGGTAGGTACGAGACAGACATCAAGCGTGTGTACCTAATCCCTAAGCCCCTCAAGGCATGGTGCGGTAGACAGCAGATAAACTATGGCTCGTTCGTGCAGGACTTGAAGGATAAGTTTGAGGGTAAGACTATCAAGATGCGTCTTACTAAGGGCACGCCGACACAGCTACCCCCATCCACAGTGCTATCCGTGGACTGCTCGAAGATAAACGTAGACCTATAATATGTTAATGGTGCATGACATAGACCCAGATGGATTACGTGTGGTAATAAACTGGGATAGGTTTACAGTAGGTACATCATTCTTTGTGCCGTGCATCAACACCAAGAAAGCTAGAGAGCAGTTAAAGAAGATAACCAACTCTAAGAAGTTTAGTACAGAATCCAGAGTATGCACGGAGAATGGCTTACTCGGTATACGTGTCTGGCGTACACGCTAATAAACGCTAGTTCCCCCTTTTGCCCCCCTAACCTGTTTCCGAGACAGGCGGGGGGTATTTTTTATTCGTAGTAACTCTGATGGTACTCTGATTCAAATTCTTGGATCACACTTCGGAACATCTTAGAGTATCTAACCCCGTTAATAGTTTCCGCAGTAGCTTTCCCGTACGCACGTCTGGATCGGGCTATAGTATCTCCGGTGATTGCTGCCGTAGGGTAGTCTCCATTGAACTCCATAATATCGGCTATGATGTTGCTGTACTCTACAAAGTCTCCGTTACGTTCAGCCTGCGCCCTACGCTTCAGTAACTTACTACGGCGCTGCTTAGCCGCGCTCTCGATACGCTTCTTCTGATTCTCTTTCTCTTGGATGAAGGTGTACTCCGCAGGAGAGAAGCCAAAGAACTGTGCCGCTAGTTCGCTACCGCTTGGGTCACTCCATATAAAGTCTCCTCTACGGGTAAGTGCGCCCTCATCTCTAGGGTAACGTATCACTGACTTATACATATTCTTTAGAGATGCCGGCAGCATCGTTTCTATACCACGTTCTAAGTTACCTTTCTCTACAATATCTTCGTACCCACGGTATACGTTCTTAACTACACCGAATGCAGGGCCGCCAACATAGTGGAATATACTTTCTTCTAGAGACGCGTCTTGGTTGTATCTATTAGTCTGTAGTATTAGATTACTAAGTCCAATACGGTTGGATACATCTACCCCCAACTGCTCTGTCATCCACCCCTTATACCAACCTTGGCTCAGGTTCTTCTGCACGATGGTTTCAAAATCTTCTTCGTCGTCATCTTTAGCTAGGTTGTAGAACATCGCAACCGCACCGAAGATAGGCATACCCTTGATGCCGGCAAAGAACACAGAAGAGCCGAACGTACCTACGATCTGTCGGATAGCTGCGTTACGCTTGAACCTAGAGTCGGCGTCGTTCCCGGGAGCAATGTTACGTGCAATCTGTAACGCGTTAATAGCCATCGTAGAGTACATACGTGCGCCGAAGCTCTTATACATCAAAGATACTCGGAAGAAACCTTGCCTAGATAGACGCATACCAGTCTCTAGTGACGCACCACCGTTTACTTTCTGGGTTAGGGCTAGAGCTTTCTCAGAAGCCTCAGACTTCATTTGCTCGCTCTCGAAACCTTCCTCTGTCTTAGTTCTAGGTGCTTTACTCTCTCCCGACATACGCTGCATCTCTAGGTCGTATGCAGCTAAGAGAGTTATCTGACGAGTCATAACCTCCGCTTTGTGGAACATGAACGCGGATACTCGTTGTCCTTTTTCTATTAGGCTCTTAGGGTCTTCTACGAAGGATAGCCCTTGTTCGTCCTGTATCATCGAGTTATCTAGCTGTCCCTGAGCGGCGGCGATCTTAACTACCACGGCTTTATCTTGTAGATACTCTCTACGGGTCTGTCCTGTCTTCTTGTTCACTACAACATCTAGGTTAGGCAGGTCGTCACGTACTTGGTAATTACCATCGTCATCTATTTTGTAATAGTTTTGTACGTTCTGTCCCGCAAAACTTTTAGTCTCTCCGTAGGATTCACCGTCTAGTTCTGCCATGAGCTTTCTTTGGTTTACGTTGCCGCTACCGAAGAATAATCTAGTAGCTCGGCCTATCGCACCTAGGGTAGCCCTGTACCCATAGATACCTGCAAACTGAGGATACACAAACAAAGGAATCTGAGACGTGTTGACAAGCGCAGACGATGCGTTAAATCCGATAGTAAAGTTGAATGCCACCCTGTTGAGGGTACGAGCAACAGCATCTGCCGGAGGATTAACCGCGAAGTTTACTCTGTCTAGTACTTCATTAACTATTAACTGTTGGTTCTTTGTAACGGGACTATCCTTACTACCCGAATACGTATCTCGCATCTTACCCGCTGCCTGCAACAACTTACGAGTACTAGCCATCTTAGCTGTCTCTCTAGTTATAGCGTACAGTCTCTCTTCCATAGCAGTGATGGGGTTCTTTATGAAACCCTCGGTGCCTTTACGCTTCAGCCTAGACCTAGCCGCCGAAGTTTCTGGGAGGGTCTGGATGTACACACGCATTATCTGGGTCTGCAATGCAGACTTGTCTGCCCCACTAGCATCGGACTCGTTGATAGCATCCATAGTCTTTTTAACGAAGGAGGCTGGAGGCGCTCTGTCGAATGATGCAGGAGTAAGTTGGTTGAACTCGTTTATCTTAGGGTCAAATCCATCGGGAGAGTTGTTTACAACATCCGCTTTAGCAGCATCACGCTCTCTAATACTGCCGAATGCTTCTACTACTTCTATACGTGTCTTTGGGTTTTCAGGGCTTGGTATGTCATAACGTAGCCAGTGATCGCCTTTACGCACCAGAGGCAAATACGGAGTAATACCTTCCTCACCATACATACGCTCGAACAGCTCATCTTTCAGAGTTTTACGTGTGTCGTCATTTAGCCCATCCATGTTGTCGTAGTTGTTTACCGCTACATCATACAATTCTCTGTGCTTAACTTTGTACACATTTACTATGTGGTTGTATATAGCACGTCCATCTTTGCCTAGCGCCTTCCATGCAGGCTGCATTTCTTTCCACGCCTTAACCTTATCGGGGTTAGGTTCACGGCCCTTCCTAGCTTTATACTCTGGGTTAGCTGCGTTGTATTGTTTTATCGCAGCATCGCGCACGTCTTTACTGTCGAACAGGCGGGATTCCATATCGTTACCAACACGGTACTTCATCTCCCACTTACTGTATACATCTACTGACTCGTTAGGGTCAACCTTGTCTATAGTAGATTGCGTCATATCGGACAGCGCCTTGACCTGCGCATCAGTGGCGCCCTTCTGCCACTCGTATAACTTATTCAGCTCGAACTTAGCATCTTGATTGGCTTTGTTCAGCGAGCCGTTCTGCTCATTGAGGAGTGTACGTATTTCGCTAACCCCTTCAACCTGCATAGCTTCTTGTTCAAGCATACGGTTCGGGATTCTTATACTGTTAGTATCAATGGAAGGGTTGGCCTTTATCTCAGCTACCCTAGCATTACGCTCTTTCTTAGTAGGGAAAGACTGCACTACAGTTTTGCCACTCGGTACGGTGTACCCTACTTGGTACCCTTCGTAGTTAGATACATCTACCATAGTATCCATGTCCATGACACTCATAAGCATAGTCTTGGCCTTATTGCTGGCCCACGGTAGGAAGTTAGAGAATCCGTTAAGTACCCAGTTCTGTGAGCCCCCCGCACTATTTACTCCTCTCTGTAACGCGTTCTGGTTGTCTACTACCGTAGAGACTGAGGCGTGGAGAAGCTCACCTGCATACCTAGAGTCAGGCGCAGGAGACATGATGCCGTAGATAATGTTGTCAGCCGCTTGTAGTGCGGATATATCTGACTCCAATGACTTGGTAGGTTTGCCCATGAGTCTACGCCAGATGTTAGCAAGGATGTTGTTCACCTGCTGCAACACACTAGCAGGGTTACCCTTCAGGTGGATCGTAGCTAACTCTTGGCGGAACTCTACGTTACCTTGTACCTCTGCTACAAACTCGTCTAGGTTAGCTGCGCCTCTAGCGGTACCTAGGCGTGGGGTTACCTCTTTGAATATAGCCTGTAACTTTTTGGTAGCGGGGTGCGAAGGTTTACTCAGAGCTTCAGCCGTAACAACGTGGCCCATCTCGTGAAGTAACACGTGGGTATTGATACCAGTCCCTGCGTCTAGCTTGATTGTGTTTGCTTTTGGATCGAACAAACCGTTAGCTTTTTCGCCGTTAGAATTTTTAAGGTCGCCTACTACCTCAATCTTGGTGGTGCCTACGTTGTCTAGGAACGCAGTAGTGAGGTCACGTACGTGTACGCTGTTTGTAGTGCCACGCAGTATCCCTAATGCACCTTTAAGATCGCCTCTGGCAAGTAGCCCCTTAGCAACGGGGTGCAGTGGTACGTCTAGGTTTACTGTAGAGTCGGCGGGTAGGCTGAAGTCCAACGTAGACAGATCATCATACATATCTACATCTGCGTATTCCTCAGAAGCAACTGCTGCGGCCTCGTCCTCTTCTCGTTTGGCTTGACGCTGTGCGTCTATCTTATCTTCAATACGTTTAATAGCAGGTGCATCACCCTCAGCTCTAGCCTTAGCTAAGTCAGCTTCCGCTTTCTGTAGTTCTTTGTTCCTAGTTTTAACTAATGCCTTACCTGCTTTGTTGGCAGCTTTAACTTCTTTGGCGCGTTTCTTGGCAGCGGCAGTTGCAGCGGCTAGCTTTGCCACTTCTGGATCGGTGGTAGCTCTGTCAAACTCGTTCTTGTCGTTGAGCGCAGCCTGCATGTTACCCTCAAGATTAGTGTTGATGTTCTTGGGGGTAGTTGTCTCTCTTATAGTAACGTCTATAGGTAGCGCGTTAGCCATGGCCTCATCTATATAGGTCTTAACCTTTTGACTTATGTTAGGGTCAGCACGTAAGGAGTCTAGGTAGGCTTTCGCAGTCCCGCTTCCCATACCGTCAAAGGACTTGGGGGTAGCTTTTGTTGCATACACTTGGGGGCTAATGTTATTTACTACATCGTACGTAGCTAGGTCGATAGAGTCTGTGATTCGCTCTCCAACCTTTGAGTATATGGCCCTACCCCTAATCTGCCTAGCCCTCTTGCCCCGCGAGTCTTTAGCTGCGGTAACAGTCATTGCCTTCATACCCTTATGGGCAGTGGCATCGCTGTCTTCTTCTACCCTACCAGTACTAGGGTTCTTGTGTTGGAACTCTGGGTCTTCGACATCTCTAAATGTAGACTCACCTTTTTCGTCGGGGACTAGCTTACCCTCATCGGCGAGTTTTTGTTTGGTATCTGCTTCTTCTCTAACCGCAACTTCCTCACGAGTCTGCTCTAGTAGAGTCTTCTTCTCGCCAGTAGCAGTGCGCTCCGGTAAATCGGCGAACCCTTCTGTGAACTCAAATGTGCGAGTGTCCGCTTCAGGTACTGGGCCAAGTGCGTATTCAGTTACCGCAGTTACCAACTCAGGCTTATCCTGAATAGTTTTGTTTGTAGAGTATTTAATTAGTTGGTCTATCGTGCCTTGGTCTTCTCTAGCCTTACCTACGATACGCTTACGT